GACAGTTGCAACAGGCCGAGCGTATCGTAAAGCGTTGAACCTGAGCGCACCCAGGCGTTGCGGATCGAATCCCACACGCCATCCGAGCGGCGATAGTTCTCAATCCCTCCGCCGAACGTCACTTGTCGGCGGCGTAGGTTCGTGCTGTCGTACCACGACCGGAACCCGTCCGGCTTCCACTGGGCCGACACCTCGACCGCCAACAGACATATAAACAATATGTAAAGTGTGCGTTTCATGTTGCTATGTCCTTACGCCAGCGTCGCCCAGCCGCCAGTGAAGTCGATAGTATAGGTCTCACCGCTCGCCAGCGTCACGTCCGAACCGTGATCGTACCAGCAGATAAGCGGATCGGCCGGAGATGTCGGGGTGTCGTTATAAATCACGACATATCGGAACGTCGCCACCGCACCCGAGGCCGTCAGCACAAGATCGGTCGCCGCGCCCGTCGCCGTTCCCGTCGTATGTGTCCAACCGACACCCGCAAGAACGCGAGTGGATAGGTTGGTGTACGCAATCTGCGTCAGGTTGGCGAGAACAGTATTAGTCGCCACCGGCGCATTCGCGGCCGCGCACAGGGCAACGGTGAGCGCCCCGGTGTTGAGGTTATGCACTCCCTGACCGATGTCTTGCACGAACACTTGGAACTTGTTGAAGGTGGCCATTTTATTACTCCTTTTGAGACGTTATTGGTTCTCTGGGTTCACGGACAGGGCTCCGCTCGGAGATCGGTAATCGGAAGGGGGAACGTGATGTCTTTAGTACGAAAGGAGGGGACATTGGATACAGGACTCCAATTCCCGGCGTCGTCGCCGACTTTCATCGCGAAGTAAATCAAGGTATCGCTTGGCAAATCGGTAATGATCAGAGTGTCGACGAAGCCCCCGCACTTTGGCTTCTTGACGACGGTCAACCTTGTAGCGGTGGCAAAGGATTCTGTGGTTATAGTGTCATAACTATACCGCAGATCATACGCCGTTGCGCACCCGGACAATCCGTTGTCGCCGGTGGTCTTGAATATGAGCCGGGCACATTGGCCCGGTGTTTGCGACACCGGCGCCGAACAACTGGCGGCGATCAGGAACATCGCGCTGAGGATAAGTAAGCGTTTCATGACATTGCCTTTCTTCTGGATTGACTTCTTTTGACCCCGAACTGCACACCATTGGCGGCTCTCCACTGTCCAAATGTTTGGATATAGACCAAATGCCTGCGGATCAGGGTGTGTTTCTGCTTTTCGCGGTCGTGCAATGTTGCCTTCGGATTCATCAATGCCATCACGCTTATATTTAAGTCGTTGGCCGCGATCAAGAATTGCTTGGTAATACGCTGACCGCTGAATTGGTCGCGCGCCTGTTCCAACTCAAATTCTCGCTGGCGGAATTCTTCACGGCTTATCCCCGGCTCATTCATCTTCTTAGACAAATGCCACAATTCGCGCGGTGTGGTCATCGCCGATTCTCCCTCACAAGCGCTTTGATTTCCGCGAGTTCACGTTGGATCGATTCAAATTGCGTTTCGAGTTTCGTCACCCTGTTTTCTGCGGCCTGTTCCTTATCTGTAGCGATCTTTATCCCCTCGTCGTGCCGACTCGCCGTGCTGGACATGATTGTCGCCCCGGTAATCAACAATGCCGCGATGACTCCGATGCAGGTTATAGCGATGTACTTCCATGACGGCCCGCCGTTGCTTTTGCTGGTGGTGTCCGGATCATTGTTGCTGTCTCGATGTGCTGTCATTGCCGCCCTTTCTCAAACGAGTTGTATGGCCCGCCATTCGTCTTTCTCGTGATGTCGTTGTCGCGTGTTGTCATTTCGGCCCCTTCTATGCAAGTGTCACGATATAAGTACTGAAATCAATCGTATAGGTGTCGCCGTTATTCAATGTGACCGCAGTCGCCCCCGTAGAATAAAAGCAGATCAGAGGGTCCGCCGGTGAAGTCGGGTCGTCGTTATAGAGGACGATATATCGGAACGACGCGACGGTCCCGGTTGCGGTCAGCACAAGGTCAGTGGCTGTCATTCTCGCCGTTCCCCCCGATTGTTCGGCTGTGATTCCCGTAACCACCCTCGATGATAGGTTGGTGTAGGCGATCTGCGTTAAGTCCGCGAGTACCGAGTTGGTCGCAACCGGGGCGTTACCGGTGGCGCATAGGGCAACCGTTACTGTGCAGGTAGCGTCCGAAGTGAAGTTGTGGACACCCTTGCACAAATCCTCGGTGAACTGATTGAACTTTGTCGCTGTCGCCATATCCCCAACTCCTACAGGTTCTTGGTAAGCCTCACATCGGGGAACGCCAGGTTAATTGAGGCGGACTCGATAATTGTGTTGTTATTCCCCGCTGGGGCCACGTTTAGATTTACCGCCGTGATGAACGTCGACGTCGGGGTGTGCCGGATATTGGAAATCAGGAAACCGGTATTGGCCCAGCTCGCCCCGTAACAAAGCACAAGAGGGTCGATTGTCGTTGGGTCAAATAGAACCCAGTCTCCGACCTCCAAGTCGCAGTTACGAACACCGGGGCAGGTGAACGAAATCGTGGTGTGTTGCGCCGCCCATAGACGCCGAATCAGATCGGCCACCTCGTACACCGAATTGACGGAATCTCCCGTTATGTTGGGCCAGTTGAATTCCTGCGTGAAAGTGCCGAAATCGGTCATCGATGTCGCGTTGGAATATTGGCTGAAGGATTGGCTCCCGCCATATTCCTCCATGAAATGATGCTCGATCTTCAGGTCGTTGACAAGTTTGGACTCTTTCGATATCACAAGAGAACTCATATCGATATCCGAGGCGTTCAACGTCCTCGCGACCGTCGGAGAATCGATATCAAGATCGATGAGGCGCGGATGGGACACCCCCGATACCGTGAAGGCGAACGTCGACTGCTCGGCGAGTTGACGAATAATTGCATACGAATAATCTTGATTGTCGCTATTGAGGTGTAGTCGCGCTTTTACGTTTGGGTTGGCGGCGGCATCGAATGAGGCCGTGTCGATATCGGCTGAAACAAAACCCAATTCGTCACGCAGAATGGACTCGACGATGAAGGCCGGGTCTTCAATCAAATTGTTTTCATTATAGGAATTTGATCGCCCGCCTTCGTCAATCCATGCCCCGAACTTGCGGCCTTTGACGGCGGCATATATCGCGTATGTCGGTTTAGGGGCAAGCGGGCGTTGAATGGCGTTGGGATGCCGCGAGCCGGGGCGGGGTTGTGGGATCGCCCGCACGGTAAGGTACTGGAACCCCGCGCTCGGGATATAGCGAATCACGAGGCGGATATATTTCACATAGAAGACCTCGCGCCCAGCCGTGGTCGGCGTCTTGGTCGTGTCCATGTAGACGACGGCCACAACCGGGTAGTTGGTCCCGTAGGACGTATTCAATCCGGCGCGGGGGTGCCAGTAGACATAATCGTCCCAATGCGTCGTGGTCTTGGCGAACGCCAAGCTCCCCGGCGTTCCTCCTGTGATTGTCGCTGAGGGGGGCGTACCGCTCAAACCGAGCAGTTTGATATATGCCGTGCCGGTTATATCGGGAAGTGTAACGTCCCATTCCAGGTTGAGATTGTAGGCCGTTCCGGGGGCTACCCCGCCGATCAATCCGATTTCGTTCGTGTAGGCGTTGTCCGTCCGATCATAGTCGGGCCAACTGAAATAAGCATGAGCGTGAACGCCCGATCCCGTGATTGCGTCCGTGACGGTCGCGTAAGATGTTGTGTCCAAATCCCCGGCTTTCTGCGCATTGACCGTCACGCATTGACCGTCATACCCCGCCCCGTCAGTCTGCGCTCCCCGGTTCTGTCCGTCGACAAATAGATATGCGTCGGCGTGCACCTGGCCGTATGATCCGCCGGTGTTCGCAATGTTAGTCGTGCATCGCCCGCTATCGTCGGCGGTTAACGTCGGGCTATATATCTTCGAGGGGTGAGGCAGTTGCGGTTGCGAGTAGAAGGCGGACGTGACGGTATGGCAAACGTGATCGGCAATCAGATAATAATTCCCGTCGGCGTTGTACAGCGGCTCGCATAACACCAGCCCAAGATCGACCGAGCTGTCGTATGTTTTGTTGTATTCTCCCCACACGAGCGGCGATTTTCGCAAACTGTAAGGTGACGCCGCCCCGCCGGTGTCAATAATAAGATTCTGAGGGAGCAAAGCGTCCCTCCGACGGGCGCCATCGATTGCATACAACTGCACTTCGTCGAGTGTAACCGTTGCCGGTTCTGATATTTCACCAGAAAAGATCAATAGGCCGTCCGATAATGCCGTTGGGCTGACCCCCGCGAGCACGTAGATTGACAACGTGGCCCCGCGAATCACGTCCGTTTCATCAGCGAAAGAGACCCACGCATGGGAGGCGTTCTGTTTGTATGGGGTATTAGCCAGATTCAGGCGAACGTCCTGCACCGACCACTCCTTCGTCACATAATCCACCGCACTTTCAATGCTCGGCTCGGCGGTGAGGAGAGCATAGACATGCCCGTCAGTGAGTTGCATGTCGGTATCGCTGAAGAGCCAAGTCGAACTCCCCTTGACGATCTTGACCACCCAACGAGAAGACGCGCCGATCTGCCGAAAATACCGCGCCCCGTATGCCGGAAACGTCATCATATAGTCGCCCCCGGCGCAATGGCTGGCTCAGTCGCAAATGAAACCCCGGCGGAATAGACCTGATAGACGACTTCCCGTCGCTCGATCTGCGGCGAGGCGAAGCGGACGAGTTTGGCGTTAGCGGGTGTCGCATCCTCGACGAGAATCAGTGGCCGCCAGTCACCCCGGCAGTCGTTCCACGCGAGGACGAGTGGGAGCGTTTCCCATGCGCCGCCGGTCACAAACAAATATTGTCGGTTGAGCACTTCACGTTTGAGTGTGCGGATCAGTTGGGTATATACCCGCCCGGATGCACTCTCGGTCTTGCGGGTGAGATAGGTTTGCTGATCGGACTGCGGGGTCTGGTTGCCCTGCGTGATCGCGTAGTTCGTCCACAGGAACGGTATGCTGATTTCAACGATTTGATCGGGGGCTATAATCTCGAACTTCCAGTACCGATAACTCTGCTGTGTCAATCCCAACGTGCCGAACATTATGTTCTGCGTGAAACTCTGTGTATATATGTCAGGCAGGGTGAGCGTGTCCCATAGGGTATAGGTCGAATCGTTCGAGGAGTAATAGACCTTTATCTGCTGAGTGCCTGGGCCGGGCTGTAAGGCGACGTCGACATTGTGTATCCAGACCGCCCAACCCTTGACGGTTTTTACGGTGGTCAAATCGATCTTGAATGAGACCGTGCCGACAGCGGTGGGTTTCCAGTAGGTGTCGGGATTCCAGTCGACAAGGTTTTCTTTGGGGAACCCGGTCGCCTCGCTCGTGGCCGACAAGGCAAAGGCGTCCTTCATGGTGTTGCCGACGCAGTATAGGGTAGCGGATGAAGCCATATCAGTTGAACGCGATTACGGAGTTGCCCGTCGTAAAGCCACTGTTATACTTAAAGCCACCGAATCCATAGTTGGCGGCGCGCTGAATTGTATCGACGATGTTCTTCTTGATGAACTCGTGGGTCATATTGCCGGTGACGTTGATAACGATATTCCCGCCGCCATGCCCGGCGGCTGGCGCGGTCGCATTCTGGATATAACGCTGTGACTGGCCACCGAAAGCCGCCGCCCCCGCCATCTCGGCGGCTCCCGCAGTCATCGCCTCGACGGCACCCCGCGTGAAGTACGTCCCATAATCACGACCCATCTGCATCGCCATACGGTCGTTTGCGGGGACATCGAATAGCTTGAGCATTATCAACAGTTTAGTAACGAGTTTTTGCGCCACCTGTCGAAGCACTTCGTCGATAAAGTAGAACACGAAATCCTGAGCCATATTCCCAAAGACACTTGACGTTTCAACCCGCAACTTCCACAGCTCCTCGCTGATATTGTCTATCCCCTTGCTGGCCGATTTACCGATGGCCGAGGCGAATCCCTTGCTGAGCGTCGACAACTCGTTAAGACCCTTCTTCCCCGCGTTCTTGAATTTGTCGAAACACATCATCGCACGGTCGAAGTCGGTGCCCATCGATTTGATAGTCTCGTCGAAGTTCTTCGCGGCTTCATTGAACGGAATAAAGAACTCCATCGCACGGTCGAAGTCGGTGCCCATCGATTTAAGCATTGCGTCGAGTTCTGCGGTATTTTGCAAGAATGGTTTCAGTGCCTTTTGATTCGCCTCGCCGAAATTCTTCAGGACATCCTCAGCCGCAGAATTCATTAACACCGCCACATTTACCGCCTGCCCGATTCCAAGAACCGCGTCGGTTCCGACCTTTAAGAATGCCGCGCCAACGTCGGCCGCGTTTTGCTTGATTTGCTGAAGCGCCGCCGGCAAACCCGCCGCGCCCGCGCCCGGCCCTTCTGCAAACGCGGCCATAGCGGTAATAACTGTGCTGATAGTATCGAGTGTCTTCGTGGCAACAGTCGATATTGCGCCGAAGAAGTCCCGCACAAACTGCGTCGCATTGCCAAACATCATGGGGACGTTTTGTGCAAAGACTGAAATCTCAGCAAACGCGGCGGCGAGTAACGCCGTAACCCTGACGCCCTTGCCGAACGCCTCAGCTACATTGTCAATGCTTTCTTTCATCCGCTTCAGTTGGCCGTCGTATGTCATCATGTCGGCTTGAGCGGAGCCGCCGAAGTTTGCATTCAGTTGTTTCACTACTTGGGCAAACTTCTCCGCTTTCGGTAAACTATCATCGATTTTAAGTCCGTACTGTTGAACTCCCCGCGTTATTCCATTGAATGCTTTGCCAAGCATTGACGCCGTGGATTCAAGACTCTCCCCACTATACTTGGCGGCGTCCATCGCCGTCGTCATGACCGTCATTGCTGTCGCTACCGGTACGCCGAGATTTATCATCCGCGACAGACCACGCTTGTATAACTCGTCGGAAGTCCCCGTCAGGTTGATTGTCGCAAGGGACGCCTTGTCGATCTTATCCTTCCAGTCACCCAACGTGATCCCGTGGCGTTTCATAGCGGCATCGAGAGTGATTGTCGCCTGCTCATCTTCACGCGTGGCGGTGACGATGCCCCCGATGACATTCTTAACCGTACTCCATGACAAATACGCAAGCCCGATTGCGCCGATAGATTTGGCAATACCGGAGAGCCCGGACGATATCTCGTCCTTGAGCGCTATTCGTAGGTTTACATCTTCCGAGGCCATATCGCCGCCCTTTGCCCTGCTACTTTATCTCCGTGATATGCAACTGCAAGCGGCGCGCATAGGTGTTCCCCTTGATCGCCGCAACCCAGGCGCCGCCACTGTCGGCCACGATGAACCGAGCGCGAATGATAGGCCCCGCCATAAGGGCCGTCGAATCACGATTGAACGTCTTTGCGCCGGTCGTGGTAATCACGAATCCCGAATCGCTGAGCGGCAAAAACGCAATGCGCGGCGAATCGATCAGCGTGACGGTTGTCCACGTGGCATTGTCCATCGATGTCTGGATTTGCACCTTCAAAGAATCATTGGCAAAGTTCGAATCAGTTCCCGACACCGGCGCGAGACGATGATACGTGAACCACACCCGATCCGTCGCGTCGTCAAGGATGAACGGATTGGAATACACGGTGTCTTTGTAATACCGGATATTCGCGGCTGCCGAGTCGGCCTGTTTGATTTGGTGCGACCAGTTGACCTCCAGCGCGACCGCCCCCGCAGTTGAGGCCATTGAAATCAGGGCCGCTATCGAAAGACAAAGTTTCTTCATGTATCCCTCCGGTTATTTGTCGTTGGCTTCTCGTAATTTCCGTATCTCTGCGAGTTTGCTATCGATAATGGCACAGCAATCGACGTACACGGCCGGGAGTGCGTAATACTGTTCGGGTGTTGCAATGCGTTTGAGACCATCACACGCCGAATAGACTCTGAGCGCCTCATAACTGAGCGGCGTGAAATATCCGCTCGGACATATCCCGTACAGCATGACCGCCCGGTATGCCGGGAGCCAGTCCATGCCTTTGACGCGCTTGACCGTGTCCGTGAAGGCGTCAACGGTGTCGAGCGAGACATCGAGAGTCGGCAAGTCGGGCGCTTCGGCATGGATCACCCTTTGTCGGCTAAAGCATTTAAGTCCGCCGCAACATCCGCCTCGCTGAGGGTCGGGCGGCTCGACCCAGACAGAATTCCCTCCGCTGGCTTGCCACTCAACAAGGTCTCTGAGTTTTTTGCTTCGACCTCGCCCAGCGTCGCGAACCGCGTGATCGCGCTGACCAGATCGAGCAGGTCTTTGGCCGTCTCGAGCGACTGGATATTCGCCTCAACCGACTCTTTGTCCCGCCCCTCGAAGTGATCGATCATAGCTGCCAACAGGCCAGCATTGACAAGTTTGCCGTCCTTGATTTCAATCAGTTTTTGCAGGTCGGACAGTCCGGCCAGCCGTTCACCGATAGATATGCTTTTGAGGTAGACCTTTGTCCCGTTGACATCGATCTCATGCACCGTGTTCGGGTCTGCGAATCGTAACATACTACCAACTCCTCAGCGTTGAATTGGCCATGATGAGAGTGGCGATCGTGGTGCCGCCGGAAGGGACAAAGAGTTTACCCTCCAACGTCACGCCCAGCAGGTCCTGATTGTCGGGCGACGCGTTGGTCAGCTTGCTTTGAGCCGCGAAGTCAAAGTCCCCATCGGTCGTACCCGGGGTCACGTTGCCCCAGCCGAGATTTATCGGTATCAAAGTACCGGCGGCGAGAGCAGTCCGGGCGGTCAGGATGTTCGCATCATAGACGCAATCGACCTTGTATGTCCCCGCCCGCGACACAATCCCCCATGTCTGGAAATTCCCAGCGCCGTCTTGTCCAACCCCTACGACTTCCTGAGTGAGGACGATCTCGATATTTTTGAAAGCCAGCGGCACGACCCCCCCCCCAAAGTCCATTGTGAAGCGCGCCCGATTGGCGGCATGCCAGTATTCAAAGTTGGCGCGCGTCCAGGTGCCTGATGGCGTGCTTGTGGCGGGAACCCCCATGCCGATCATTGCCGCGGTGACCTTCATGCGGCCATTTGCAGGCACGGAGATTGTCAGCGACTTAGCGATGCAATTCTTGACTTTGAGCGAATGGGCGGCTACGGGATAGCGCTCGATGATTGTGCCGGTCCACCCGGCGTTGCCGGTGCTGAAATCGGGCTGGGTGGCCGGTGTCGTGAAAGTCTTTTTCATTGTTCCCGTTCCGACTTCCACGACGCTCTGGAAATAAGCATAGAACAGGTGATCGACGGTCTTCTGCTTGGCGTCCATGACCAGAGAGAACTCAGGCGTCACCTGATACGGGTCAGGTACTAAGTCATTGCCAAATGCGGCCCGGCTGGCATGGACCTGCGGCGACTCCCGTAGATTAGGAACCACCGGGAGCACTACATGCTCACAATCAAGTTCCGTAAAAGCCGCCGCGTCAGCAGTGGCAGTTCCCCAGACGGTTTGCTCGGCGAGGCCGTACCGCTTGTCCCTGCTCGAATAGACATCAAGTGCCATATCACGCCTCCTTAACGAAGCCGTCCGCTATCAGGGCGTCGGCGATGGTTTCGTCAAAACTAACAGTCTCGCCCTGCTTGAGCGCCTGAATGACTTCGACCCCCGTGCCATAACTACTTGCGGCGGCGTATGCTTTGAGCATAAGTCCCAGCTCGGTTATGATGAAACTTCTCATGCGTTACTCCTGCGTATGTTCAACGACCGCGCGGACCTCGATCACGAGTGCCCCGCCAATCGTGGCTGATTCTTCAAAAATCTGTTTTGTCATCGCCTGCCCGACCTGCCAGACTTGTATCTGGGATCGCGGTTGTGTGGCACTGGCCAGGGTCAACCGGGCGCGTAACTTATTCTCGATGGATTCAAGTAGCCGCGCCTGCCGCTTTTCATCGTGGAGGCCGCCGGCGAAATCAGTGTGAACGCGAATCGTATAGATCATGCGGTGATTGGCAACAATGCCCGTCGTACCGATAGCATCAGCGCCGTCGGCGGCTTCGGCCCGTTCAAGTCCAATCGTGATCGCGCTCAACTGAATGTCCGCGACTGTGTGCGTGTCGTGGACTTCGGTGAACGTCGGATCATAGCCGGTAGCCATCGCCGTCACCAACTCGCCCAAGCGCGCGTAGAGAAACTGCCGGGTGGCTTCGATATATGACGTACCGTAGACAACCGCCATCAGACCGCCCCTTTCGCCCGGATGTAGCGCAGGTGCAATGAAACGATGCAGTCGGCCATGTTGCGATCAGGGTAGAGATTATATGAATCGACAGCGGCGACCCGGATATGGACGAAACTGCCGTCACTGAGTGAGCGGTCATCGGCGAACTTCTGAATCTCGGCCACAACGGCGTTGAGATTCGTCAACGCGTCCTCTTTGGTGTCCAACTTGACAAGGATTTGCAGATGGATATGCGACAGATACCGCACATTCACAGCGTCTTGGACTTCGGGGATAGATTCACCCGCGTCTATGATCGTGATCGCGGGGGTCTGCGTCTGCGGCGTGGTTAGGTAATTCGTTTTCCACCGGGTGATATTCGGGCCTTTGACGGCGACAGAAACGCCGGGCGTCTCAAAGTGATCGCGCAGATCGCTTTCCAATGCAGTCAGGACGGATTCTTTACTGCTCACTTGCGCCCCCCGATAGCCGCCAGCATGATATTGATGACCTTATCCTTGCTCTGCCGCCACGCTGGTTTGACATACGCCCTCGGCGGGATCGTGATCGCCGTCGTGCTCGCGCGCAGGTGAATCCCTGTTGCATGGAGGTATCGACGCATGGCCTCCGTTATGGTGATCCGACCACCAAACTCCTGAATGGCCGCATACACCGTATTCGGGCCAACCTTGACGACCATGCCGTTGGATTCCGCTTGAGCGGTGACGCTTCGACGTAGGTTACTCGTGACCCAGCCGGGATAGGGATTCCCCGGTGATCGCTTGCCCGACAGGTTCTTCTTGATCTGCGCTTCAACGGCAAAGCCGGATTTGAGCAGACCCGCTTTCGCTCGCGTCAAAGTCGCGCCGAGAAAGGTCCCGAACCGCGCCACGCGGGCTTCGTCGTCCCATTTGACGATCAGTTCAGCCAATGACCACCGCCTTGTGGCTGTCGAGGATCATCTTGAGGTCGGGCGGCAATTTGTCGAGCGAGAACGATATGCTGTGGGCGTCAAACGATTCAGACGCCACGCCTTCTTGCTTGTCGACGATCTTTCGCAAGGCGCGGAAGATGAACTGCGCGCAGGCGTACTTCAAATCCTGCGGCACGTCCGTTATCGCATACCCGGCCTTGCAGGTCAACTTGTAATTGCGCTTCCCACCCCAGAAATAGTTTGCATCCGTGAAATACAGCAACCCATTCGCGGCTGTGTACGTCCACGCACCCGTGACCGTCTGCCAAGTCGCACCGTCAAACCATTTGAGGGTGGGTGTCGGCGAGGCGAGAATCGGCCAATCAGCCGCGTATTTCTCCTGAGTACCGTTGCCGTCGAATATCCAATCAGCCGCTGATGCCGGTACGATAAACGTCCGGTGACAATACCGGGCGATAAACGTCGAGGCCGAATTGATGTGTGTCTCAATCGTCGGTTGTTCTCGGCCCGCATTGGCATCAGTCTGCCCAATGAAGTCGCGGTATTCCTGAGCGGTGATGAGTGCGGATGTACCGAGACTCATTTGTTTTTCTTCGGTCCTTCGGCCATGCGGTTCTTATCCGGGGCGGATGCGGCCTTTGCGAATGTTGGGCCGCCAACTTCCGAAAAATACGCCCCGAAGGTTTCGAGCAGATACGCGGCGCGTTCCTCGGTCACTTCGGCAATCGTCCCGTCAAAGAATCCCTCGTATGAGTCGAATCCCCCGGCGGCTGTGAATTTAAGTTTTGGCATCTATCTAACTCCTAAAGTATGGACGGCGGGGGGGAAGAGAACCCGCCGCCCGTTCTGCATGCGACGACCCAGGGTGAGTGGGTTATCAGACGCTATTTTGCAACCAGAACAAGACCACCTGATTGCTCGACGTGTTTGTGCTGGCGAATTGGATGTTGCCGTCGGACGTGATCGAACACTCCGACGTCAAATCCGCCACGCTGGCGATGGAAGCCGCTGTGGTGAACACCAGCGCGCCCCAAATCGTGTCGGTTGTCTTTATGCCAGTCACCGCGATATTCGCGGCCGCAGTCGTGCCTGCGGCGGCGGTCATCCGACACAGCAGGCGTTCTTTTGCTCTCGTCATTACGGCCATGTTATTGCTCCTTACTCAACAGTTTCATGTTTCGTTCTCAGCCGAGCCGGAGCATAAAATCTCCGGCCCTATCCCATCCCTCCACCGACTAAACGATGTTGTATCCGACCGTCACGGGATACTGCGTGGAAGGCGTCATTTTCTGGAATGACTCCCGCTTGGTCGTGACCGCCAAGACTCCCTGCGTGCTGATATCCTTGGCAAATTCCAAGGTCAGCAAACGACGCTCGCCGATCTTGAACGCTTCGGGGCGAACCGTGATGAGCGAGGTGAAGGTCGAGGAGGTCACGCCGTCAGTGTACAATCCGGTCGCGGCCTGGTTCTCGTCGATGGCCGAAGTCACCACGACGTTGCACCCGTCAAACGGCAGAATCAAGTTGCCGGTCTTCCACGTCCCAGCCATCAGGTAATACAACTGGGCCTGGGCCTGCTCAGTGAAGTTCAGGCACCGGAAATATGTCCGCAGGGACATAATGTAGGCGACCTTCGCGGGGTCCATACCGAGCACGCCCATCAGTTGACGGCCGTACCGCACGTCCTTGGCCACGAAAGCCGCAGTCGCGTCGCCCACGCCAGTCGATGTCGACTGCACATCGAACTTCGTAGCGGTGACGAGACCGAGTTTCCGCAAACCCTTCTCGTAGGTCTCAGGAGTGGTGGCGGCCCAGCGCGTCGCCGAGGCGTTGTCCATATGAGTCGCCGTATCGTCACTGTTGATGATCCGCGAATCGTCGGAGAGCGCAAACGCCGTGGCTGTCGAGGATCGCACCGTCTGCAAGACGCTGATGATCGCGTCTTCGAGCAGAACCGCATCCATCAGCGTCGCGGCGGCGAACAATTCCGCCGTGAAAGTGACCTGCGACGTCCCGACATCGGATCGGACAATCGCGTCCGGCGTGTTGCTCGACACCTTGGAGGCGCGGTACACGGTCGGATTGCTCGTCTTGATCGGCCAGATGTACGGATTCTGCGTCATCTGGAAGCTCGGAAACAACGACCTCACCTTGGCCTCCATGACGATCAGGTCAAAGAGTTCCGAGGACCAGCCGGTCGGCACCCATTCGGTCCCGACGCCTGTGCCCACATACATCGACTTGGCAAAGTCGGGATCGATATGCTCGGCCAACTGTTTGAGTCGGCCGTAAGTTTTGGTCGCGCTGAGGTTGACGGGCTTGTTGACCGCCCGGCCCATTGCGTCAAGCATCAGGAGCACGTCGTTGGCCTCGTGGATTTCGTTGAGGCATTCGCCCATCGCGCCGTCTTTCTTAAACGGCATCTGCATCAGGCGGTATGTGCGCTTCTGCGCTTCGCTCCACGGAATGCCCTGGTCATCCCGATAATCAATCAGCGACCGGATCGCGCCGTGGAACTGCTCCATCGGCATCTTACTCGCTTCGTTCTTGCGGGTCTTCTCGGCTTTGGCCAGCGCCTCGTTCACGTCGAGAATGTCCTGCCCGATCTTCTTCGTGAAGGTCTCGAATTCGGTGTGGGTGAGCAGACCCTTGGCGAATTCCTCCTGCTTGTCGATCAGTTCCTTGTATCGCCTTCCCTGCTCCTCAGTGAGGCGGTTCAGGTTGCCGATATCCTTCGTAATCGGCGCAAGCATCGGCTCAACGGCCGCTGTAACGTCTTTAGGTTCCATCTTCTTGACTCCTTCGCTCCCATCCCTGTGGGCGAACTGGTTTATTGATTTCAATGATAATTGCAACGCTGATTGCCCCTTACTCACTTCCTCAAAGAGGGCATCGGGGTTTGCCGGTCGATTGACAAAGGATATTTCCGCCAATTTCAGGCGGAGAATGCGGTTCGGCTTCCCGTCGCCGCTGTTGTCTTCGTATTGGAGAGTCCAGAAGCCAATAGACATGGCTTTCAGGATTTTGAATCGTATCAACTCAACTATTTTGCGGCCATCATCGGTATTGGGAATCGCGGCGCGCACCCATAGACCATTAGAATCAATGCGATGCTCGTCGATTCTCCCGACCCCAAACTCCTGCCACTTGTGCATCGGCAACATGAAATTCCACTTGGTGAAATAATCCTCGTTGCCCTGAAACGCGACCGGCTCTACAATTTCGTCGTAACTATCAACCGTGGGAGTTGAAGCATATCCCTCAATGAATCCAATTGGTTCACCCGGTTGAGGAGAAACGCCTGCCTCGATGAACTTGAATTCCGGCCCCGATTTGTAGCATTTGAATTCTGGATTCTCTATGATTCTAACATCGATAATCTTTCCCATTCTATTTCTCCTATACCACCGCGATGATACCGCAATGGCAATTGATTACGTTCTCCGGACTACCGTCAGGATCACCGGGAAACATGATCGGCTCGCCGTCGACATTGAACGCTTCGTCAATGCCGACCTGCTGGCCGTCCAGCCCTTCGACTAATTCATGTCGTGGATATTTCGCACCGGGCGCGGTGAGCCATTCCTTCTTCTCGACTCCGGCTTCTCGGTATCCCTCCATCGACGCGCCGTTGACTGCGCCGTTCATTTCAGTCATAGCAATACGCTGTGACCGCGCGCCCGCGAATTCGGCAAACTTATCCTCCAGCTCGCCCGCGATTTTCTTGATCGACCAACCCTCGTCGTATGCCTGTTGCAAAACGGCTTTAACATCGTCGTAGCTTTTATCATTGATCCCGACAATGCGGTTGGCGAAGGAGTTGAGCATCGACTGGACGCGGGGATTGTTGACGTTGAATTCCATGTCGATACCGATTTCGTCAATGGCCTTCTGCCCCATTTTCTTGGCGACCATCGCCATAAACGGTTCGAGCTTCTTACGGAGGGCTTCGTTCTCGGCGTTCTTATCGAATATCTTCGAAGCGTCGTCGGATGCACCACGCCGGAGTATATCGTAATAGAGCAGGGCCGAGATAACCTGGCCTTTTGGCGTGCTGATTGTCTTCAATCCTTCGAGAACGCGATCCAACTGATCGTCGAAATACCCGCGCACGAGCTTCTGCATCTGCTTTTCGTAGCGCAGAACAATGCCCTCGTGGGCTTTCCAGATCATGCCGCGTGCATCGCCGCGACGGGAGCGCACAAAAATATCACTCGGCTCATCTTCGCTCTTGGCCTGCTCAGCAGACTTTGCAGGCGTGGCATCCGCCGCGCCAAACGCACCGCCGACAGGTGAGGATTGCAGTTCATCGCCGCCAATGATCGGCTCCCAACCGAGTTTCTCCCGCGCCTCATTGGGCGTGATGACGCCGGATCGTTTGAGATTCGATAGCCGCGTCGCCTTTTCGTTTTCGTCTTCCTGTAGAGCGTTGATCTGCGAAGTGTCAGCCGCGACTTGCTGATCGGGCCAATACGCTTCGACGAGTTGACGATTGATCGCGCCAAGGACAATACGCTGAAGCGGCAAAATCGTGTGTTGCCAGAATATCTTTATCTGTTCTCTTGAATTCGCGTAATTCGCGTATTCGAATATCCCCGCTAAGACCGGCGGCACACCAAACGTCGCAAGGATCGCTTCACGCGGCGTCTTCGTTAAGACATCAGACGTGAGCTTGTCAATAGACGGCGTGATGTCGTGAAACTTGCCGCCCGAATGTAGGACCGCAACCTTGTGCTGATTGTCCGGTCCACCGTGCATCTCATTCCACTGCTGAGTTAATTGCTTGGCTTGATCGGGTTGCAATTCATGGTCGGTCTCAATCGCGCCCGTCGGCATTGCGCCATTCTTGAAGAAGTTATAGACGAATCGCTTATAGTAATAATCAAGCCGCAAATCCTGCTGCGCCGGTTCCATCGGCGACAATCCGCCCATCACGTCACGCGGATTCGGCATCGAGATATGGACAACCTGTTCAGCTGGGTATCGTTTGCGCTGACCATACCGCCCTATCTCGTAGCCAAGCGGATAGACATCGCCCAAGTTGCGGTAGAGCGGGGTCACGTATTCCGGCGCTACGTCGATAAGTGTGTGATCGTCCGGCTCGTAGAGCAGATATCCGCACCGCGATAGGACCGACAGCATGAGCCGCCAGACGATGATGTCCATCGAGTCGTGCGGATTCGGTTTGGCCATGAGTTCAGCAAGCGGCCCGGTGGTCTGACCAACCCACGTCGGCTTCGAATTGATAATCTTCTGACGTTGCGCGATGATCGGCGCCTCGGATATCGTCTTGCCAATGGTGTTGATCGAGACGTAAGCCCAGACGTTTTGGTTGGGGTTACTGATTGAAACATCGGGCGCGCCGCTGACAGGTTCGCCGAAGTTATTCGCCCAGCCCATTTGACCGATCCATGCCCCGGTGGACTTGGCCTTCTCGATGGCTTGGACTGCGGCCTGATCGATGATCGCGTTGAGCTTTTTGTCGGTGAGTAGTTTCATATTCAACCCGCGACTATCATGCTTCCTGATTGATAGATTCGCGCCGCGATCCGTGCGTAATTCGAAGCGTGGTGATAGTGATCGTCGCCCTTGGTCCAGATGTACCGGAACGTGCCGTCAGGGCGATCCTCGCGTATGCGCGTGGGCATCTTCATCTGCCGCACAAAGTCACCGCCGTCGAGCATTTGATAAGTGGCCGGGAGGACAAAGACTCCATTCTGCCAGTCCGCGAAATGGCCGTCGAGCGATTCGGTGCGATTCACCGATACCGTCTTCTCGATCCAATCGACGTGCATGTCCTTATGCGATGTTTTCTTCCCGGCCACCAATTTGTCACTGAGATTATAGCGGCACAGCATCCAGCCGGATCGCCCGCGCACAAACTCACGAGGCGCATGTATCTCCGGCCCGGCATCCATGACACCGCTCGTCACACCGAGATTCTCGCAGAGCGACGATAGGTCGGCATAGTCTGAGCAAAGTTGCGCCGTGACCTGGCGGAGTTTCCCGCCATGTATCTCGTAGATGATAGTATGTAGACCAATCCCGATGTCAACGCCCGCCACGCGCGCACCCTCCGGCGCCTTCGGTAGCCATGCGGCATCGACACAAGCGGCCAGTGTGCCGTCGGTGATCTTCACCCCCGACGCCTCGAAGGTCTCGCCGAGGATGTTGTTGTAGAATCGCTGTAGCGCCGTCATGTTCGACTGCGCCGCCACCCATTCGACAAACAGGCCGCGAATGACATCTATGCCGGTACGCGAGTCGGCGAATAGGCGCGACAGGTGGTAGCCGGATATTTTTGAGGCGGGATTCTCAGCCCGCCACTCTCCCCTGCCGCACCGATTGAACGGCTCTGAGCAGTGGGAGCAAATGGGGCTGGCGTCGCCATCTTTGCGGGCCTCAGCGTCATCGCGGAGGCGTGGCTTGCCGTCTTTCCCCTGATCTATGAAATGCGTGAACCAGTCAAGGCGCTGGTGCTCGCCGCACTTGTCGCACTGTGTCCACCAATGTTTTTGATCGGACTCGGAAAACTTGGCGTCAATGCCGGACCCGCCGATTGTGGGGTTTCCGAGTATGCGGATGATCGGTCGCTTAGCCGCGCCAAGTCGGTCCTGCGCGTAGATAAGATTGGCTTGGTCGCATTGATCGAACTCGTCGATGATTATCGCGCCGACCGGGATTTCAAAGAAGTTGCGGACCTGATTCGACCCGGCGAACTTCCACGTTTGCGCAAACAGAGTCTTCATGCCTCGCGCTTGAATATCTTTTTTGTGACTTGGACCGCTCTCGCAATTCGCGGCATAAAATGGAACGCGGTTGACCAGCTTGTCTATCCGGTTCGCGCAGAATTCGTTCCTCCATCGGTCGGTCGGGAGCACATAAAGTCCTGGTACGCCGTGCATCGCCAATGCGAACATCTCGCAAAGCATGAACTCAGTCGCTCCAATCTGCGATGCTTTTTTAAGAATCAGAGTCTCGGATTCATCGAGATACGGCTGGACCCACCATGGGCGTAAGGAGAAATCTTCGAGTGGTTGGTTGTTGGTTGCTCGGTGATGATATAGCGCCAACGCATAGCGAGGCGCCGCGACAAGAACCTTCGGGTAGAGACTTACGACATCATCGGCCGGTAGTTTCGGCGAATGCTGTTGCAAGTCCGCTACGAATGCGGTTGCGGTCGACATCGGGAACCTGAGCAAGCCCAGTGAAGAATTGCTGAACACTGACGCTGCCGCCAGGAACAGACTGACCAAGATCAACACGTTTAAGCGCCTCTATATTCTCAAGGATTCGGATCGCCAAGTCCTTGTCTTTGCGTTCGGTTATGTGATAATGCAGAGTATTGAGAGCGTCGACCGCGAGCATGGAGATTGCGCCTCGGTAATTCTCCAACAGGGTTCCAGTCGGGTCGACGAAATGTTTCAGCTTTGATCGGCGCGATTCAATCGCCTGCCTGGTAACTCCGAGCTTTTCGGCTGATTCGGTTGCGGGGATACCGTCGATCAAATCCGTCCAGACCAGAAAGTTTATCTGTTCGGTTTTAAGGTCAAGAGGCCGGCCGACTTTGCGCCCTTTCGGCAAATGCTTCCCAAACTTTGGAGCCGCCATCACGCACCCCCTGAAAATAGGACGCCCCGCCGCGGGTATGCGCCAACGGCGGGGTGGTCCGGGGGGAAGACAATGCTACAATACACGCATGGAATATGCGTAATGTTTTATTGGATTAGATATAGCTGGGGTGATGATGATAACAACAATGGGCGACAACCCAACAACACGACGGTGTTTGTAACTCAGGCGGTCAGTTTGGCTATTTCCGCCGGCGGTTCCGCAATCTGCCCCTCAAGCTCTTTGCACCGAACTTACTCCGATGCAGAGAGAAATCCCACAAAATCAATTAATTTTTGCTGGTCATCCATAAAGTCAGCGATGTCCCGAGTCTCCACGAGGAACCTCTTGTCGGGCGATTTCTGTTTGTCTAATGATTTCGGTTTTCCCATACCTCAAGATACCTTCCCCGCCACCGACACGCAACCGGGCTTTGTCTCAAATTTGATGCTATCAGCCGGGACTACCAGCCGCCAGCGCCCAACACCGTCCGGCTCAAATAGGCGGATGCCTTTGAGTCGGCTGTCTTGGTCGGACAGGTTAGACTCCCAGCGACCGATATAAACCGATAGGGTTTGGGGATGCTTGGTTTTAGCCAACAGGTGATCCCGGCTGACCCAGCCGTCAGGCGAATCGATCCGCTTATTGGTTAGGATATTTAGAACTTGGAAGCACAACTCAGTCACGCCTGCAGGATATCCGTCGATATAAATCAAATATCGCGCCCCGATCTTTTGGGCTGTGAGTCGCAGTGAGGTTGCTCGTTTGGTCGCTCTTTTTGGTCTCATATCTTTCACCCTCCTCGGTGGTTTATAACTCCTCTATTTTGATTACAACACCAGGCGGGATCTCAACCGTCGCCCATCGTTTCTTGATATTCTGGTCGCACACCAGCGCGTCGTCGTCATACACGACGTTGACGAGGGCGTTCGTCACCGCGTATGCGTAGTTGTCCAGGTCCGGCCGCTTGTTGGGATATGGATAACCCTTCTTCGACGAGGTACTGGGCTTAGTGCGGTAAAATATCAGGTCCATACTAAGCGCCACGCCCGGCACGGAGTTTGAACAGACATGGCCGTCGAAGGGTTTCAATCCCAAGGTTTTCATCGTCTCGTGGGCTGTAAACCTCACGGCGTTCATCCATCCCAGCTTCGATCCGTCTTTGTCGCGAGCGTAGACCGTTCCGGTTCTCCGGTTGATTTGTTTTTTCGCCATCGGTTGCGGCTCCCCAAATACGCGGATTGTAATCATACCACCTCCCCGGCTATCTGGTCACGCTCAAGCGAGGCCAGCTTGATTTCCGCCTTCACTCCCTCGATCATCGCAAAGCGTATCCATTCCCCGCGCTTCAACCCGCGCCTGCCCGCCGCCCAATCGGCCTGTTGAGCAAGCCGCGATGAACACGCGATACTGAAAACCTTATCGTTAGCGATTGTCCGTTTTGGTGGAGTCATAGTTTCATCCGCTCCCTATCCGCCGTTTGCCGATATTCATCAACAATCGGGTGATCCGGCGATACTCCCGCGTTGAGTAGATACTGGGTTTGCGCGTCACAAAATTGCAGGGTCGTCTTCCCTTGGCCCCCGTTGATTTTATACCCGTCAAGCATGATCCTGGCGGCGGCAGAACAGCGAGACGTTGAGACGGGCACTCCGAAGATGTTAGTCATATCGCCAAGACCTCCTGCTTGAGCCGTCGCTCGGCCATTGCAATATATTCGGGGTTGAGTTCTATCCCGACAAATTGTCGCCCCGCGTTCTTGGCTACAACGGCCGTCGTGCCGCTTCCCATGAAGGGGTCAAGAATTACGTCGCCGACTTTTGTCCCCGCCATAAGACATATCTTCACAAGGTCGGGAGGAAAAGTTGCAAAGTGGGCCTCGGAAAACGGTTTCGTTGCGATAGTCCAGACCGAGCGGCGGTTTCGAGATGTTATTTCACCGTTCCTCGCCTTTTTGAACCACTCGTTTTTGTATCTTGCCGTTATGGGGGAATTGTCGAAAGTCTCATTCTTCTGGTTGGTCCCGTCATCGCCATAATTATCGGAACCGGGGGCAAGTGGCTCCGCAACCGCCTTCGCGTCGTAATAGTACCGTTCAGATTTTGTCATCAAGAAAATATATTCGTGCGATTTCGTGCATCGGTCGGTCACTGACTCCGGCATAGGGTTGGGCTTTGACCAAATAATATCAGACCGGAGCCACCAACCATCGGCCTGCAATGCCAGGGCCACGCGCCACGGGATGCCGATCAGGTCTTTGGGTTTGAGGCCTTGCTTGGGCTTGAAATACTTTTGGATTGATTCCGGAACACTGGTGATGTCAATCCTGAGTGAGGACAAAAACCGAACAAACCTAATGCCGAATTGCAGTTCCAACAAAGAATTCGGTATTTGTCCTTTGGCAATCCTTCTGCTATCGCCCTTCGCCAAACTCCATGTGGCCCTCCCGCTTTCTTGTATTCGCGCCTCCCTTGTCCCTTGATGTGATCTAAGCAAAGGAATATCATTTCTGTCTCGCCGCAACAAACACACTTGCCCCCGAGTGCTTGGATCATTTCCACCCGTCTTTGACGCCTTCGATTCTTTATCCGTAGGTTGAACTCCGCTGGGTTCTGGTGATAGTATTTCCTTTGCAACTCGAGCATCCTGGCTTTGTTCTCCCTCTTGTATTTGACCTGATAGCACTGACGACAAAGGCCCTTCGCTTTCTTCTGCCCAACAGGATTTCCACAACTCCGGCACGTGCTCTTGTATTTCCAACGCGACTTCATAAATCTCCTTCACCGTTAAATCTTCCTTGAGTATATATGAATTATTGGAAGATGTAAAGGATGTTGGAGGCCTTTTATTTGTGCCTGCCCGCTTGGCCTTCCCCGCCATATCGTGAGACATCGCCCCCCATGACCCGGAATAACTGTCACCCAGATTTAGAAAAAGTGTGCCGTCGGCTCGCAGGATTCGCCGAACCTCGCGGAAGACCTCGACCATTTTGGCAACATATTCCCCCGGCGTTTTTTCAAGACCCATCTCGCCATTTTCAACCCCGATGTCATACGATCTCAAACCCCAGTAGGGTGGGCTGGTTATCACGCACTGGACTGATTCTTCCGGCCAGTCGCGCAGAACGGTTAGCGCGTCACCGAGGATGATCTGGTTCGATGGCAGGGTCATAGGGACAAGACCTCCTGCGCTAATCGTTGTTTGCAGATTTCAACGTATTTGGGTTCGATTTCTATGCCGATGAACTTTCGACCAAGCTGTTTCGCCGCGACCAGGGTTGTACCGCTACCAGCGAAGGGGTCGAGGATGATGTTATGTTTTGGGAAAAGGGCAATTTGTTTCTTCGCCCAATCAATCGGTTTGGGGCAGGGGTGTCCGTTGAGCCCGGCGTCTGGGACGATTGGAGCAATAATAACATCCACGCCGACCGTCGAGCCATCTCCCCACATTAAAATTGGTTCACCATTGCAGAAACCAACCGGAGATCGACCCATCGCGGCTGGCTTATACCAGTAAAGTAACCACTTCCACTTCTCAATTATTGCATAATTGGCGGCGTTTACCTGCCCGGTAGTGATGAGAACGGTTCGGGAGAGCCGACGTAATTCCATGAACCAGTCTCGCACCCAATCCATATAGTCTAACCGCTTATCGTTTGTTCCGGCCCCATAATCAATCCCAACATTGTACGGCGGGTCTGTCACAATCAGGTCGATACACTTATCCGGCCAGTCGCGCAGAACGGTTAGCGCGTCACCGAGGATGATCTGGTTGAGCGGTAGAATCATTCTTCCCCCACTTTCGTAAATCCCTTATTCACCACACCGACCCGTTGTTTCCCCGCGTAGCGGGGCGCTGAGACTGCGTTGCCAAAGACATTAACCATTACGTTTCCTCTCAAATGCCTTCTTTCGGTAGTCTACCTTCCCCAGGTCGATTGCAATCCCCATTTCCAGGAGTCGGCTCGTAATGCGCGTATCGATATGCCTGGCTAATTCGCCGAGTGAAAGGTTCGAGGTGATAATCGTCTGTTTCATATCTCGGTATCGCCGGTCGATAAGCGTATAGAACATCTGCCTCGACCAGTCTGAGACCTTCTCGGCCCCAATGTCATCGATCAATAGGCAGGTACACTTGCAATACTTGTCTACAACCTGTTCCTCGTTTCCTGGGGTGTCACCGAAAGTCGATTTAAGTTCCAAGAAGAAATCGACGGCGGCAAGAAAGCGATAGGTCCGGTCGGGAACGTATCTGTGTTCGTATTGGGGAACCTCAACGGGACTGGCCGCTCCCAAGTAATGCGCTATCTTCAACAATCCAACGGCCAAATGGGATTTCCCTGTTCCGCAAATACCCGTCAAAAATACTGATTGTCCCGACTTGATTGCCGTAAATACCTTTTCTTTGTCTGCATCAAATCCTATAAAGTTTTTGATCGTCTTAACGTGATACCGCTCT